TTGCTTTTTAGCTCGAATCTTTGATATAAACCGCTCGAAGAACAGGCTATATTTAATTGGGTCTAAGTTTGTAATGCCTAGAAGGAATAGCACGAAACTACCCGCTGCCGACCCACGACCAAGACCGATTGGAATATCACTCTCTTTACAAAAATTAATTACATCCCAAGTAAGCAGCATGTAGTCAACAAACCCAAGCTCTTCCATAATGGTAATCTCATACTCGGTCCTATCAGTATATTCTTTGGCTTTGTCTGAGTCAAGCTCTCCTGACTCAATCTTCTCTCTATAGCCAGCGAAACATAGTTTGCGAAGTATTTGATTATTGTNATCTTCATCGCTGATCTCATGATCTCTTTTGGCCTGCTCGCTGATCTCGAAAGATGGTAGGCGTACACCGTGCAAAGGCAGGTCTATTTTCTTAAACTTTTTTAAAAATGTATTTGGTGTCATAGTTCTAGGGAATACTTTAAGCGGTTCCAAACTTTTAAATTCAACTCTAGGTCAACGATAGCGTTGTGCAGCTTTTCGTAATCATGATCTATATCAAACTCTTTACCTAAAAAAGTTAAACTAGATTTAATACCTTTTCTTCTTGTGTTATATATTCTATATTGATATTCAGTAAAGTCTTCTTCTGGCTTGTAGGGTATATCCATCTTAATGCCTCTGGCTATGCAATTAGTATCAATAATCTTCGGCACTAATGGTTTATAATCTTTGCCAGCTAACTTGTAAAGCTCTTTTATTAGATAAAGGTCAAAGCCTAGTATGTTATGTCCAACTACATAGTCAGCGTCATCTAGCCACTTTACAATAGTAGGTAGGGTCTGTTTGAGCGTCTTGCCATTTTTATTAACGTAGTCTTCGTCGTAACGAGTAATACGCGCAGCATCTTCGCTTATTTTAAAATCAGTGTCCCACTTGATATAATAATCCTTTTCATCAAGCTTCTTTGTACCGTCTGTTTTTATCATGGAAACCTGCCATGATACGTTATGACAAAAGCTTAAGCAAAGATTATATGTCTCGCAGTCAATAAAGACAAGCTTCTTATCCTTTCTGAATCTTAGTAGGTGTTCGTCCATTAAGCCTGAGCCTCCTTCCAGCTATCAAAACTAAATTCATTAGAGCATAGGTGGTCAAAACGAGGATTATCAAGAGTAGTCCTGTTGTTAATGCAGCGAAAAGTAAGGTAAGCCTTGAAATCGTCCCTGCATTCATAATATATAGACTTTACTGGGATCGACTGTAATTTGGTCTCATTGTAATATGATTCTACTTTCTTTTTAATTATATAGTCAAAAGGCACATCGTTGTCCTCTACAAAAAATACCGGCTTAGTAAACTCAAACTTAGGAAAACATACAGCAAAAGTCAGAGAATTTTTAAACAAAAAGGAATCGTAAAACGGTACGCATAGCTGTAGGTCTTCGTCGTCCCAATATTTCTCAAGAACTGAAAAATCAATTCTAGGTTGGTAATAAAATCCATCACATGCCGCATAGCTCGAAATCTTGATGAGTTTTTTGTAGCCTTCCTCGTTTCTAGCTAACACAACAAACTTAGATTCTGTATCTATTGAATCTTTATTTTTCTCTGTGCTGTCATTACAGACAGACACCCTATATCCAAATACAAGCTTTATACCTGCTTCGTTAAGGTTCTTATAGGCTTCGAGGAAACCGTTCATAGTATCCTCTACTAAGAACACCGACTTCATTTTATTACGCTTTGCTATCTCAACTATAGAAGATGGATAGTTCTCTCGCTTTTCCTCGGTATCCTCTAAGGTGAGAATAGACCTACCGATACTGTAATGAGATTTAAATAAGGGAATAGACTTCATCCTGTAGCCCAATACTACATTATACTGAACTAAAAGTCAAGCTAAAAATCTGTGAAATCAAAGGCTCCGCTAGTTCTTCTTTCTCCTGTCGGCCAAGCTGGACAGCCTTTGTAGCTTCTCTCAATTATTTCATGAGTGTCTGTCTCTTTTAGTTCTTCCTTATTAAAAGCGCTTCTATACGCCTTTCCTGTTTCTTTATTAACTAAAGAGTAGAAGTCAAAGGGTTTCCTTGCTGGACATATCCACTTTCCGGGTTTGTCGCTACCACAAAGCCATCTGTACTTCTTACCGTTCTTAGCAAGATTCTCTAGAGCCTTATCTTCGTCATAATCAGAAAGAAGTTCTGCTAATTCTGTTAAAAACATCTCGAAGCCCTCTAGTTCGTCCTCTGTAAGCTTTGGGGCAGCTTGCTCTGGACTATCGGGGAATCTTAAAAATAAAAATTTAACATTTGGTATTACTCCATCCTTTTTAAATGTTGCTAGAGAGTACATCAAAGCTTGGTAATTGGCGTTTATCTCTTCTTTGCTAAATTTAGATTTACTACTCTTGTAGTCCCAAATATCTATTTTATTTTTATAAAAAGCTTTTTTATCAATGAAGCCGTTAATAATGAAGTTCTCCCCTTCTATTTCAAAATGTTCTTCTGGCTTTAAGTCTTTGCTGCCTTTACAATAGAAGTTATAATTAAGCCCGACATATAGCATTTGATACATTAGAGATAAATTATCTTTATCATCTACATTTAGGAGTTTAGCGTGTTTGTTTAGTAATCTATTTACTGGTTTGCATCTTAGTATAGCAGTAGGATTCTTCTTAAGTTTATCGAAATATTTCTTCTTGTGCTTTGGGTTTAGCAAAAGTTCAAATATTAAGTGAACAATAGTGCCTCTAGATGCCCCGTCGTTTGTGGTGTCGGGAATCTTAAGAAAATACTTAGAGTAGAATAGCCAACTACACGTATCTAGTGTTTTAATCTTGCTTGCGCTAAGACGTACTTTATCATTTTTAGACATTAAAAAAGTTTTTTAAAAGAGAGGGTTCTTTGAGATGCATCTCATTAAAGTCGTTATGTTTATTTGGTAACTTTATTGTTATCTGATCTTCATCAAAGAATTCCAATAGTTTTTTTCTTGCTTGATAAGCCCCTTTATTTCCTGCTCCGTTATTTGAAGAGTCATTATTAAAGGATAAAAATATTTTATCTGGGTCTAGTCTCGTTAGTAGGCTGAGAGTGTCTGGTGATAGACTGACCCCGAAAGTAACGATGCAATTTTTTATGCCATGCTCCCATAAAGATAGCATGTCTCCAATGCTTTCAACCAAGATAGCTTGACCAGACTCTCTTATAAATTGATGATTGACGGCTAGCGGAAACCTCCACTTGGATTTATCTCCGATCAACTTCCATTTAGGTCTGAAATACTTAGCGCTTTCTCCTTGGTCTGGATTTATATCTCTACCAGCAAAACCTATTATCTGTTGCTTGTTGTTGTAAATAGGGAAAACGTATCTGTAAGCCATCTTCCCGGTAAACATGACTCCTCCGTTAAATAGATCTAACGTATCACTTGATATGCCTCTTCTTTCCCAATAGCTGTGATTTTTTTCTAGCTTATAGAGTAATTCATTTTTAAATATTTTAGTCTGATCGACTCTTACTTCTAAAGTTTTGGGAATCAAATCTCCTTCTAAGCCTTTGTTGGCTAGCCACTTGGTAGTGTCGGACTTCGACTTTAGTCTTAAAGTTAGTCTAATCAAATCTTCAAGAGTGCCTCCTATGTCTTCTCTAAAATCTTTCCATACTCCATCAGACTTCCTTATGCTTAATACAGTCGAGCTACTAGAGTCTCTGTATAAAGGTTTAGTTCTAAAATACTTACCTTGGTCGCTTAAGCTATAACCGATGTCTGTTAGTATCTCTCTTATTCGATCTGAATCTATTTCGTTCATAGTAAATTATCTCTTTCTGGCTCTGCGTCATCTATGGTGGCTTGGAATGCGCCAGCTTCTATTACATCCTCTAACGTGCCTCTCTCTACAACTTGGAAGTTTTCTATATTATAGTTTATAAAATTAGGCACATACTTATATCTATTACCTTGAGGAACTCTTACTAAGTCGTGATGGCCTTGAGCTTCTCTCCCTTGGAAACGTGTAGCAAGTGGTATTAACTTATGAGTACCAAAAGCAGTTCCTTCTTCAGATATTTCTTCTGGAGTCTTTCTTCTGAATATAGCTACAAAAGAGGCAAACCATTGTAGTCTGTCAGATTGGGCGATGGCGCTGCTGTCGTCTACTCCATTCTCTGCTGATCTATTTAACTGACAGGCTGTTAATAGTGGTATATCTAACTCAAGAGTAAGTTCTTTCAAGGAGTTTACTTTTTCTCCTATAAGTTCGTACTCTTTTTTATTCATGTCTTTTTCACCGGTGAGCTTGATATAGTCATATACTACTACACAATCATTACCCCTTCCTACCTCTGAATAATACCATCTTCTAATTATAGAGCAGATTTCTTCAATTGGTTTACCGGCTACAGTCATATGCTTGACTTTTTCTTGAGCTAATTTTAGTTTATCTTTGTTGTCGTTAAATTTCTTAACAAGCTCCTCACTTTTCTTCCACATGCCTGTCTCTAGATGCCAGACAGGTATACCTGTTGCAGAGGAAGCTATACGGAATTGAACATCAACCGTGGCCATTTCTGTGTCTAATATCAAAGCGGGACAGTTATTCATAACTGACATTCTAGTAGCTAGGTGAGATAATATAGTTGACTTTCCGTGTTTAGGCCTACTGACCCAAGCATATATATTTCCTTTGCGTATGCCCCCAAACATCCTGTCAAAACTCCTATAAGGGGTCTTTAGGCCCATCTCTTCTTGAGGGTCATTAGCTCTCTCTAATATAAGGTCTTCTATCCCTCCGAAAAGATCTTCTGGTTCATTAAGTTTAGAATAGTTTTGAATCTTTTCATTATATATTTGGTCGGCTTCGCTTATTATGGAGTCAGCGTCTTTATGCCCGTTAGTTTTAACAAAGCTTTTAAGCTTATCGGCTGTGCCGTCAATATCTCTTCGTATTCTAATTTTACATAATTCTTGACAGGCTTCTATTACAGCAGGCTTTTTAATCTGAGTAAAGGATATGTCTTCAATATAGTTGAATATGTCTACCTCGCTTTTAAAGGAGACTCCTAGGTTTTTTATTTGATGAGCAAGCAGAGTCTTGTCGAGTTTTTTTCCTGACGATAATATATCCTTAATCGTTGAATAGATGATATAGTGTTCTTTAGATACAAAATCAGAAGAGTCTATAAACCTATCTACATCGAAGAATACATCTGGGTGCTTTATTAAGCCTCCTAAAACGTGTCGCTCTATCTTTAGAGATGAAATGTTAGACATTCAAGCCCGATTGTAAACTAAACTGAATAAAAAATCAAGAAGAAAAATCGTCTTCGTCTGTCCAGTCGTCTTCTCTGTACTCGTTGTCGTCTGACGGAGGTAATGGTGGTGCTTCTCCGCAAAGCTGAGCTTTTATTGTGTCTGAGTTAAGGTCGTGTACTCCTTCTAGCCAATATTCTGACGCTTTTTTGCAAGGCCATCATATTTAACTCGTTGTCAAATTGGGCGTAATATCTAGGAGAACCTAAGTTATCAAAGGTGAAAAGCAGAAATCCCCCGTACGAAAATTCGTTTAGTTGTTCTAAAAGAGCCGGTGGTATGTCAAATCTTTCAAACTCCTTCATATGTTTAATTACACTATAAATCCACTTTAAATTTATTTTTAAAAAACTCTTTTGATAGAGAATCTACTTCATCGTGGTTTATTTCTATTAAGTTATAGTCGTTTTGCTCCAACCATTCTAACTTTTTGAAGTCTCTGTTAATAGATTTTAGATAATTAACTCTAGAATTTGCGTGAAAAAACTTATTAAAATTGCCATGCTGAGCTCCGTTTACTTCTACGGCAATTTTTTTTGTGGCGTTGAGGATGTCTACTTTCATTCTACTGCCATAGACAGGGAACTCTTC